ATAATGATAGTTTATTCATATTTTCTATTATTATATTACTTATTCCTTGGGTTTGACCTTTTTCCTTTGTTGTTAATAAGTTTTTCATGGATATTTCTATTTTATCAATAAATTCATCCATTGATAACGCATCTTTACATTTTTCATTTAAAAATACATTAATATTAAATTTCTGTTTTAAGTTATTATTATTATTGCCAACCTTTGGTATAAGTTCTGTAATTTGATGATTTTGTTCTTTTAATTGATTTCTTAATTCTTTATTTTCGTTCATTAAAAAATTCATCTTCTCACTACTATCTGTCATAATTTTTATTATTAATGATTTTAATTCATCTTTATTCTCTCCACTTTCAATAATTTGTTCTTCTTTATTATAATTACAGTATTTTTCATGTTTCCATAATCCCGAATGTGTTTTATACTTTTTTTCACACTTTTTACATACATATTCTTTTATGTCCTTTTTGCCCTTTTTGCCCTCAAAATCATTTCCATTTGTTTCCATTAGGGTATTTTTATGTTTTAGGGTTAATAAATGTCTTTCATAATGACTTTTTTTACACGTAAAATAGTTACAATTTTTACAAGTGTAATTTTTTGCCCCTTTTTTTATTTCCAAAATTTCCATTTCTTTCTTATAATGGAAATAGAAAAAAGTCCCTAAATACTTTCCGCAAAAAATAAATATATTATCAAGCAATAATTTTTTATTATTATTAATAATTTTTAGAGCATAATAACATATGGGTTCGCCCTTTTCCCCCAAAAATTATTTCCAAATGGGCATAATTATATTATTGCGTAAATAAATAATTTATACAATTATGCTAATTATATGATTATCAGTGTTAATATTTATAATTATTAAAACATTGCCCTTTTTTGAGACTTCCAAATACTTCCAAATATTTCCATCGTGGAAATGTCAAAAAGGGCAGCAAAATATAATTTTTATAGTTCAGTAACACTTTTTATTTTTCATTTTTTAAAATAAGAGCATAATGCTCTAAACTCATTTTTTCACTTTTTTTTGTCAATTCTCAAATCGAAAAATGAAATTTGGACATTTTTTTATGTCCAATTTTTAAAAATGGATTATAGAATTGAAAATAAAAAAACATGCGTTTACACTGACCAAACCATAACTTTATAAAATAAGGAATAATTATTTATTTTATAAAGCATATACACTATAAAATAAAATAGAAGAAATGAAGCTAAATTTTCTTCCAAGAACAAACCTTATTTTTATTTGGCTTTGATATATACATTAATCCATCATTACCTTTCTTTCTTTTATTACAATAATCGTTAGCTGGATATGGAGGAGATTTTCTATTTCTATATTTTTTTAATGTTAATTTTTTTCCAGATTTTTCTTTCTTTTTAGATTTCTTTCCAGAAATCTTTTCTATCATCTTTAAGATCTTCTCTCTTTCTGTTTTTGTTAATTTTAAAGGATTTGTTTCAGTTTTTAAAGCATATTTTATATTACGCATCCAAATACTTCTACATTCACCGGCACATTTACCATTTTCAATTTCCTTTAATAGCTTCATCGCTCCTTTTTTATCAACAAAAGGCATTATATATATATATATATATATAGTTACATAATATCTACATAAATTGGCAATTCTATTAAACTAAAATATATTATTTGTATTATAATAGTAATAATTGGTTGATCGTTTATACCAGTCATATTTATATTTATAGTAATATCATCATTATCAATACTATATTGTATAATATTTTCAAATATTTCACTTTTATTTGGTATAATTCCTTTTTGAATATATTCATTAATTTTTTTTTCTATAAAATCAGTAAATACTTTATCAAGTGTAATAGATTTAATTTTATCAGATATTATTTGTATCATTTGATATTGATTATTTTCTATTTTATGTATCAAAAACGGAACAGCTAATGATTTTTTGATAATATCTGGATATGTTAAATATATTTTAATATTTTTTCCTTCTATATTCTTAGATAATACCTGTAATGTATTCTTTTCTGTTTTTACTTTACAATTTACAAAATCTGTATTTGTAAGATTATATTGAATACCTAGTAATTCTTCATTGCAAGGATCCAAATTATATTTAAAAATATGAATCAATTCATCTTCAGTATAATCATATTTATTTTTTGATAACATACTATTATCAGGATCTTCTATTCTAATTCTCTCTTTATCTATAACATCTAAACATATAGTCCAATGTAAATCTATTTTTGTATCTTCTAAATTATTGGCCTTTAAATATGTTTTTAATTTTTCAAGAATAATACTCAATGGAATTGCCTTATTTAAATTTTTATCTTCTTTATAAAATTCTTCATATATAACATTATTATCGCAATTAGATAATTTAATATTATCTTTATTATCAGGAATTACATATAGTTCAGGTATTTTACTTCCAGAATTTAATGTATTATAAGCGATTTCAGTTATTTTATTTTGATCTTCATTACAAATATATTTTATTATTGTTTTTACATTATTACATGCTTTACCACAAAAGTCACTATATACTACAAGTCTCATATTATCTGGAATAGTAATGAAATCTTCTTTATCATATATAATAAAACCATGTGCTCCAGTAATAATATATGATTGACAATCTCCTCCACCTTTATGAATACGTTTTCTAAGTTTTTTAGTATTTCTTTTCTTTTTTTTATTATATTTTTTACTTTTTTTTAATTTATAATATGCCATATATAATACAAATAAAAAAATTGATATACTTTTTATAATATTTATGTATTATGTAGCGTTCAGACGCAAAAGTTACAATGGATTCATTCCCAATTGATATAATATCAATCATCACAGGAAATATGAAAAATTACAATGATTTACAATCACTAAAATTAACATGTAAATATTTTAATGAAATTATAACACGATATTCAATAATAAAACAAAAGATGTATCGTGATTTAAATAAAAAAGAAAAGATCATTTCTTGTGCTAATTCTAATTGCTATAATGAAACAGAAGATTTATTTGTAGATTTTTATAGAGAATATGAGGGGGAGATATATACATGATCATCAACCAGCAATAAATTATGATACTATTTATATTAACCAAAGAAGATATAAAATATTTTCACCATATTGCTGCGAATGTTATAAAAAATACGTCCTAATTGGTGATAAAAAAGAAAATCTATTTAGAGAGATTCAAGTAGAGGGATTTGTTGATATTGAATATACAGATGCTAAGGATTATATAATACAATACTAGATAAGAAAGGCAATAAGTAAAATAGTTCCTATAACACTAATATATGGGATGGTTATATTTAATAAATCAGTTAGAAACGTATATTTATATTTCCTTTCCTTTTTCTTATTTCTCTCAAGATAAAGTAAATATTCGAGCTCTTTTTCATTCTTAAAATCTTCTTTATTATACATTATTAAATTAAATAATTATAAATAAAGGGGATTCAATTTTATTGTTTTATTAAAAATATAGATAATTTATATATGGAGTTGAAAAATACAAAATTAGTAAAATCATTTTCAGTAAATGACTGATCACTATGTAGCCAGCAATTATTTCGATTCCACCCTTTTTTTGTTACTTCAGGAGGAATATTAAAACTTAGTCCATCAAATGAACTCAGTAATTCCTCTTTACTACAATTCCAAAAATGTGAATATATATCTAGAACTTTTTCATTTTGGCGAACATCCCAACAAGCTTGTGAATGTCCAATATTCCAATGTTGAACTAACATACTATGTGATGGAAATAATTCATAAAAACCTCGCCAAGAATTTTCATCATTTCTATTTATAGGAGTTTCCCATTCTTGACTAATATGTTCAAAACAATCCCATATTCCCGTCAGCATATTATTACATTCTTTTTCATCCAATACATTTGGAATTATCGCTACACCATATTCTTCAAGTGTTTCTCTCATCTTTTCTTTGCTCGTAACATACTTTTCATATTCATAACAAGTCATAATTCTGTTTGTTGTAATTCAAGTTACTAATATAAAAATATCAATTTTTTTTTATATTAATTTTTTCTTTTTTTTGTCATTTTTCTTTTTTTTGTCATTTTTCTTTTTTTTGTCATTTTTCTTTTTTTTGTCATTTTTCTTTTTTTATTTTTTCTTGCTGTTTTTCTTTTTCTA